CGACCGGGATGATCTACCCATGGATCCCCAGATTTTGCATATTGGCGACCTATGTCTCCAGTATACAAAATTGCTGCGTTCATCACTTGCTCAACTCTCATATCACGATATAAATCATGACATAATTGATGATCAAGTAAAGTCCAAGGGCATAGCTCGTCATAACCCGGATTTCCGGGCTTGACGATACCGTCCACTGGATTTGAACACAGCACCCAAACTTGTTTCTGTAACTTTATTTTAGGATAAAGTTTTGAAATAAGCATGGGAACCTGGTCGGTAACGCTGAAATCGTATCGGTCATTAAGTACTCGCACACATGCGTTAAACATGTGGACTTTCCTTAAATCCCTAACAATCCCAGGAGTTAGAGGTGTTAGGCAAGTACCATTTAGGTATAACTGCTTAGCCACTTCTGCACAACTGTAAGATTGTGAAGGAAGAGACTTCACTGTTTTACCAAAGTTTAGTTCAACTCCTAAAAGTTGAATAACTCTTTCGTAATACATTGCTGTAGCCTCATGTGTAATGATAACATCATCACCAATTACCCTATAAAGGTTCTTGGCTTTTGTTATTGGCAATCCTGCTTTAACGGCAGAATATTCAACAACAAGATGATGAGCTAAAGCGAAAAGAGGCCAACTAGCGTAGGCGCCCATAGGCTGCCCACACTCGTAAGTGACCTTTTCACCAGACCATGCAACAGTAAATGTCCTCTCCGCAAGGAGAGTCCATAGTGCTGCTGCAAGATCGTTATCTTTAATTAATTCAAATAGTAAAACTCTTTGAATTTCTTTTGGAAAACGATCAGTGGCTGCTGTAAGGTCAGCACAATAAATAAAGGATTTCTCCTTTGTTTTATTCTGCGCATACTTACCCACATTCATATGTGAGTTGGTTCCATCCGAGACGAGAGTATTCAAAATGTTCATAAGACCTTTGTGAAGAGGTCTTAAGCATCTTTGAGAATAGTAGTCAATGACTGCTATTGTTCTTGTCTTGCCGGCTTTCTCAGGAAACTGAGTAAGACGGGAATGTATTAAATTGGTGAATTGATCATCAATTTCTTCCATTGGATGCTTATCGTTAAGCTTTCCCTCAACTGTACGAATTGCTTCATACAACTGAGGAGTTGCCATTACAGACCGTATATCTTTATCACTTGCCCATAAGGCGTGACCATTTGGTCCGTTCTTTACGGTTGGGTGATAATTCATCTCAGTTAAAGTTAAAGGAGTAATTCCCTTAACCCATACTGGTATGAATTCGCAGATGGATTGGATAATTTCCATATCGCCAGAATATTTACTGGTAACAGTAGATATATCTTTCGATATCGGAAGTCTTTCCTCCTCAATTGCTCTCATGACACTTAGTGCCATGATTACAACTTTTGGATCCTTTGATCTTAAATAAGTTAAATTTATTTAAAAATAATTGGAAATCCATCTTTGTTAGATTTAGTCCATGGAATGGGATCAATCGTCTGTCTAAGAGCATAACGCTCTGAACATGTAAGTAAATTCTTCATGAATTTAATTGCATATTCTTTACCATGTGCTTTTGCACGTAGTGAATAGATAGTCGCCCATTCTGCTGTAAGAGGTTGAATATCTATGCCAAAGACACTTGCGACGGCTGTCAAGCCCCGTAAGTAAGTCATTGTCATAGTATGTTCCTTAATGTTAAGGAGTCATAGTGCTCTCGCCACCTAGTGGTGGTTGCCCTTTTGCGGTGCTACTTAGTAACTGATCGGTTGACTCTTACCGATCAGCTAAGCTCGAGG